ATCATTGACCTATTTGTTGTAATTTTTGGTTTTTGATTACCTAAAGTCATATTAATACATGCATATCCTAAATTCATACTACAAATATAATAAAAATTATTTTATATATAAAAAAAATCCCCATCAAATGATGGGGAAATTTCTCAGGAAGGGGGTCTTTGTTTGATTTTTGTTAAAGTAAAGATTGCTGTAGCCTTCCTTTCATATATAAAGCGCCTTATACGGCGTAATAGTTTCGAATCTTATGGATAGTTGTACTACCCATTAGACCGTGATAGATTCATATCGAGTAGACCCAATAGTCTCTATCATCATTTTGTAAGGAGTAAGTTCCTCACAGCTTAAAATAGTTTTCATGATTGAGGGAGAGAAACCCGATACTAATGCTGTTCCCATCTCGTCGAAACGAGTTGGTACGTTGTCTTGTCTACTCTGAATGTTCCAGTAAACAATCCCTGGCATTTCGTAACCAGCTTCCTCATACATCCCTTTAATCATTTCTTGTGCAGTTGGGTTCCATTCTGACACATCATCCCAGTTTTCACTAATTGCCTGGTCAAACTCCATATCCGAAAGAATAAGAACTTTGGTTGGCATCTCTGATACTGGAACATTGTGTTTTACCGCTTGGTTTAAGATTAACTTAAACGTTGACTGTAAATCAGTATTCATTCCCCAATCTGCTCTTTCCAGTTGATTTAACTTATCAGTTAACGAACCTTCAAGTAGTTGTAGTTGTGGTTTAGAAGAAAATGTTATGAATGCGTTTTTAAAGACACCTTCATTTCTCTCCGATATGTACATGCCCAATGATGTTGAAACATCCATACAGGTAACGTTACCGTTATTTCCTGCTGGAGTTTCCATTGACCCTGAAACATCAACTACTGGCAATACTCTTTCACTAATTCCCTCCATGTAGTTTGGAAGGGATTCCCATTGTGCTTGTGCAACAACTTTTTCCCCACCATGTTTAATAGATTTAATAATGTCATAAGGATATACAGCACTAGCATTAATTTTAGTTTTACCGTCTAATAATGAGTCTTTATATTCTTCGTACCTTATTTCATCATTTTTCATGAAAGCTCTTTGGTACCTTGATGAGGCTAAGGATGGTAGTTTCGAATATTCGATACTTTTCCAATCCTTTGCACACATCTTAGTTTCAACCACATTTGTAAGTTTTACTAATAACTTGCGGTATTTCTTAGGTGATAATTTAAGATATCTACGAATGATATTCGCTTTATCACCTTTTCTAGGCATCCATTTAGCACATAAACCATCTTTATTTTCTAAAGCTGTTTTAATTAAATCTAATGCAGAATACCAACAGTTTTGACTTCCAACTAGTGTCAGTACGTCATCCCACCTACCATATTCACTTATCAAATGAATATTGTTATTTAAAACTTCCTTGCGGTTATCACATAACCATGATAAACAATCTCTGAAGATTTGTCTCTCACCAGCTCCACCACGGACATCACGTGCCCAAAAAATAATTTTAATTGTTGTGAGAGGGTCTTCATTAAACGCTTTCGAAACTTTGGCGAAAAGTCTCTTTTTATCCATTCCTCGCATCGCTCCTATTTGAAAGAATAGATTTACACAATGATTCAATGAGGATGAATTTGTTGTCATCCCGTTTTGAGTCTTTGTATCTCTTTGTTGTATAGCGTCAATTAAATTCATGGTTATAATTTAAAAAAGTTTAGTATTATAAGTATTTGTTTTATATTGAAAAATTAATTCAATATTTAATAATAGGTAAAAAAATCCAGTTATCAAGCCCCTAAGACTGCTTTTTTTGTTTTTCTTCCCATCTTTCTTTTCTAGAAAGTTTGGTGTGTTTACCTTTTTGTGTTTTTGATGGGGTTGACGACTGATTCATATTTCTTCCGAATCTTACTAAATATTCTAATTTTTTTCTTTGTTTTTTTGCTCCCTCTTTAGGTAGTCTATCTAATTTTTCTTGTGGACTTAAAGAGTCATACTCTTTTTGTCTTAATTCCGCGGCCTTTTTTCTCTCCGCTTTTCCATTTGTTCTTACTCTTCCCATAATTATTTTTTAAGTATTAGAGCGGGTGGGTGGAGTGTGAGCCACCATCTACGTACTGGAATGTACGTCGCTTTTCTTATTAAGCTACACCCGCATATTTTATTTTAAAAATTACCTTCAGCTACTTGACAACATCTTATTCCATTATTCCTCCACATTTTTACTACTTTATCTCTGTCGTCAAATACAGCAATTAAATTTAAGTGTTTAAGTTCTCCAGGGAATAAATCATCCAACCAATATTGTTTTAGTTCATCGTCTGGCATGAAATTCCATTGGTGAGACGTGGGTCTCATTTTTAATACATTATATGGAACTTCATATTTTTTTAACCAATCCATTGTTGCTTGTTTAGTTCTTTTACTTCTACCAGAAAATATAGCAATTTTAAATCCACATTGTACAAAAGCTCTTATTATAGTGATAACTCCTATGTTAGGTGAATCCATATTGATATTAACTGGGTCAAAAAATTTATCCCAGTCCATCTTTCCATTGTCTTTAGTACACAATTTTCTTCTATCTTCAATATCTGCGATAGTACCATCTAAATCAAAAATAAACCATTTGTCTTTCATATGACAAAAATAATAAATTTATATCTAATTACAAATAATTTTAAGAATAATTTTACCAATTAGCTCTATGAGTATATTTCATAGCATTTATTCTTTCTTGTTCTATAAATGCCCAATACTTATTCCACTTTTTAATTCTTTTAATAATTTTTTTTACTAGTGTCATTTTTTAAATGTTCTATTAATGTTTCATACCACCCGTTATCATTTTCATGTACTTTAAATATGTCTCCTTCTACCACACCAACATCTTCTCCTGATTCATAAATTTTAAAACCTTTTTTTATGTAATCATCAACATATTCTAATAATATATCTGTATCAACTTCCCAACTATCATCATCATATTCATAACATTGGTCTCCATCTTCATCTAAATAAACATACTCAGGTTCAATATTAGCGTATTCTCTAAGGTCTTCTTTATCCATGTAAAAATAATCTAAAGCGTAGTAACTTTTACCATCGGTGAGAAACAAGGTTTCACCGTTATCATAAACGTAATCTAATTTTTCCATTACTCTAGGATTGTGAATCATCAAAAGCCATATCCCAAGCAGCTTTTTCTACAGGACTTAAACCTTCATACCATCCGTGAAAATCACATGCTCTAACTGTTTTGTACTCATCCCATATTCTATTTTTAATTTTTTCTATAAGTTTTTTCACAATTTTTTATTTTTTAATTAATAATTCTTTATCCTAGTACACTCGATAGGATTCGAACCTATGACCGTTAGCTTAGAAGGCTAATGCTCTATCCAGCTGAGCTACGAGTGCATAAAGTTAAGTTTAATCCGTTTATAGAATTTTATTTCTCTTGTAGTCCTCTGAAGAAGTGTCTATTGTTTCTAAAACCTTTAACTTTCCATTTGCACTTTCTATTTTTCCCACTAATTTATCCATTTCATCTATAATTTGTGGGTGTTCACCTATACCTGCAGCGTTTGTTAGATAAACCTCTAAAGTAGCTTTTGATTCAGCTATTTGTGCTTCGTATCGTTTTTTTAATGCTTCTAATTTTAAATCTTTCATTTTAAACTGGTTGTTTTTGATTTGTATATGTTAATGTCTCTAAAATTTTTCCTGTAACCTTATAAGGGTCTGCATTTGATGACGGTCTTCTATCTTCTAGATATCCTCTCCAATTGTTTTTAGTTACGTTTACAGGAATTCTGATACTAGCTCCTCTGTCCGAGACCCCATAACTAAATTTATCTATAGCTTGAGTTTCATGAAGCCCTGTTAATCTTTTATCATTTTCTGAACCATAAACTTCAATGTGTTCATCATGATAAAAAGAAAAAGTATCACATATGTCGTTGAATAGTTTTTCTCCACCTACCTCTCTCATTTCTCTATTAGAGAAGTTTACATGCATCCCAGAACCATTCCAATCACCTTCAATAGGTTTTGGGTGAATGTTAATTTGTACATCATGGATTTCGGCAATTCTATTTAGTAAAAATCTTGATATCCATAAATCGTCTGAAGCTTTTTTTGCTCCCATACCAAATATTTGATACTCCCATTGTCCTAACATTACTTCAGCGTTTACACCAGTAATATCTAATCCAGCTAACATACATACATCTAAATGTTCTTCAGCGATTTTACGTCCGTCTACTATATTTCCACCCACACCACAATAATATCTTCCTTGTGGGTCTGGGTAACCTTCTTTAGGCCATCCTATTGGTTTTCCGTCTTTAAAGATTACATATTCTTGTTCAAACCCAAACCAATTCTCTTCTAAATCATTTTTAATTTTAGAACGATAATTTGATTCGTGTGGTGAACCATTAGGGTTTAAGGTTTCACACAATACAATATATCCTTTAGGTCGTTGTGGGTCTCTTACAAGTCTTCTAGGTTTTAAAATGCAGTCTGAATCATTACCTTCAGCTTGTTTTGTAGAGCTTCCGTCAAATGACCATTCAGGACAGTGTTGTAAAGCAATATCCTCACTATTATCATTAACATTTACAATCTTAGTTTTACTTCTCAGATTAGGTTCGGGTGTATATCCGTCTAACCAAACGTATTCAAGTTTTATTTTCATTTTTGTTTTGTTTTTTGATTAAGATATCTATTTTTTGTTGCAGTTTTTGAATCTGTACAGGGTCAACAGTCCCTTTCAACTCTAATATCTTTTTATTAAGTTCTTTTAATTCTTTTTTGTTGTTTTGGTCGTTGTATTCCATAAAAAATATTTATAGTAAATACTATGAAAATAAAGATAAAAAATCAAACCCTTCCTTTGGAAATAATGTCCACACCTAACTCTCGGGAATTAGGGATGATGGGACGTAATTCTTTAGATGGTGGAATGCTGTTTATTTTTCCAGATGTATCCGAAAAATCTTTTTGGATGAAAAATTGTTTAATTAAGTTAGACATTATATTCATAGTTGGTAATAAAATTACAAAAATATATTCTAGTTGTCCACCTTGTGAAAAAAATTATTGTGAAAAATATATTGGTTTAGGTGATAAGGTGCTTGAATTAAATGGTGGAATGGCTAATAACCTTAAGTTAGGTATAGGTGATAAGATAGACTTTACTGACCTACCTTAGTTTCTAATTTTTCAAAAAGTGATTTTGCTAAGTCTTTAAGGATTACACCTCCTTGTTTTCCTAAATAATTGATTCCTGATATATTAGTTATGCAGGGGTGACCACCACTATTAGCTGTTATTATATCGTAAGCGTTTACTGATACATAATCTAATACTTTTTTTTGTTTGTATGATAAATCAGAATATGGTCTATTAGATATATCAATAATTAAATCATTAAAACTAGATTTTTTATCTGGGTTTATACCTTTAATATTATCCTTGTATAACGCAATTAAATCTTTGAATCTGAAACCGAAAAAATCTTTTTCTGATTTTACATCACCAAAATCCTCATCACTTTGTTTAATTAACTTTTGTAGTGTCGCACTTACACTTCTTTCACTAATTCTTTTAATTTGTGATAATGGAATTTCTATATCACTTAACATGGGTTTAAATTCGTCTAATACTTCACCAGCCATCGCTCCTAAATTAACATTTTCATCAAATTTTTCTTTAAACGGATTACAACTAGCTTGTATTAATCCCATTGGCCAAATCATTAAAAAATATTCTACATCGGGATACATTTCTAAAGAAGAATATCTATCATAAGAACCTGGTTTAAAAGCGGAAGGTATACCATACTGTACTAGTATTTTTCCTCTTTGTTCTACCTTATCAAAGTTCTTTAATCTCTCTCTATAGTCTTCTGAATTAGTTTGTAACTCTTCTACCCCAACAAAACCCATTTGTTGAGCTAATTCTTTTCCCTTCATAAACATACTCACAATACTAGGGTTAGAAAACATAGCTAATTTTTCTAAAAATCCTGGTTTATTTTTATAAGCTAAAATTAATTTGTTAAGAGCAAAACCAGCGGCTTGTCTGTTTTTTTCTATATCTTTTTCTTTATCTAATTTAAACACAAAATTAATTACTTCTTCAGGTTTTATTCCTTTTCTATAAAAATCCGCAGAGTCTACTGTTCTAAAAAGGTCTATATCACCTGTTGGGAAAATGTCTGTAGGGGATATAATTCCAGATATTGTTTCAACATTAGAACGAGCTGGTTTAAATTGTGTAGCAGCGTCTTCAACACCTGTCTGGGTATCATGATGGTCTGTATGTATTTTAAATTCTGGTTTTCCATGTGCAAAGTCAACTAAAACAGGCATAACTTCTTCTCTAGCGTCTGGTTTTACCAAAGCAAATTCTTTATCTCCGTATTGGATGGTTTTATACCCTATAGTCTCTATACCGTACTTACTCAGGTATTCTCTCATCGCTATAGCAGAAACAACTCCGTCTAAATCTAAATGAAAATATATTTGTGCTTTTGGATATCTTTCGGCAAGTTTTTTAATATCCTGAATTCCTGACTCTAATAATAGAGATTCTGAAATGTTCTTAAATTGTTTTTTAGTTATTAGTAATGACTTCATATTAAATAAATATTAACAAACACCTTCTTTACAGAATACTTCCGAAGCTTTTTCTCTTCTCTTATCATGACCCCATTCTAATTTATTTTTTATATAATTTTTAGCTACCTTATAATTACCTTTTTCTATGTGTCCTATTGTTTTTGTGTTATTAAATCCACTACATCCCATGTTATAAACTATATCACTCATCGCGGTATACATGCCTAATGTTAGTTTTCTTTCATTTACTTCACCTTCTTTAGCTCTAGTTTGCCATCTTTTAATACAATTTGCTGCTGTTTGTATATCAGGTTTAGATAATGATTTTGCGGTATTTACGTCCATATCTTTGTCCATGTATTCACTAATAACATTAGGGTCTGTAGTTCCCCACCCCACAGTTAATGTGCCGTATTTGGTTCCACCTGTATATCTTGGAGGTAATTTCATTTTAAGGTCGGAATTATATACCCATTTTACTTGGTCATCATATACGTAAGGGATGTGGTTTCCTTTAATGTCACCCTCCCACTGTCTTATATAATCAAATATTGGTTGACCTGCAGCATTGTAGTTCCAATCTATAAACTTACTTTTTTTAGTTTTATCCTCTACTAATTTTTGAAACTGTGATTCCGTTATGATGATTTGCATAAAGCCTTTTAATGATAAATACTTTAGAATCGGGTAAGATTATTTAGTCATGAACAACTTAGGTATCTTTCACCTCTATCACAAAGAATGGTTATAGCATTTGTTTTGTCATTATCTCTTAACCACTGAAATGCGGCCATAACATTTGCACCTGCACTAATACCGACAAACAATCCATATCTTAAAGCTAAATGTTTTGATACAGCTTGGGCACACGGGGTTGATATTGTTCTGATTCCATCTAAGAAATCCAAATTAACCATAAATTTACTACCATCACCAATTCCTTGTATTCCGTGTAGTCCTGGGTCTCCTCCAGACATTACTGGTGACTCAGCTGGTTCTACTGCAACTATTTTAATTCCGTCCCAATACTCTTTTAAAAATTTACCCGTACCCATTAAACTACCACCAGTACCAGTACCAAGAACTAGAGCGTCTGGTTTAGATGTTTCTCCGTTTATAGTTTTGTACTCATTCCATATTTCTGGACCAGTAGTATTATAGTGTGCTTTTATATTTAAAGGGTTGTGAAATTGATTACAGTTAAACCATCCGTTGGTGTTTGATAGAATGTCTCTTCTTAGAATAGCCCCGTCAAAGTCTCCTTCATCCACTTCTATAAGTTCTGCTCCATATCTTTGAAACATATCTTTTCTTTCTTGAGACATATTTTCTGGCATAATGATAACCATTTTATATCCCCTTTCAGCTGCTAACATCGCGAAAGCAATTCCTGAATTACCTGAAGTAGCTTCACACAGAGTGTCTCCTTTTTTTATTAATCCTCTTTCTTCAGCGTCATTTATAATATAGGTAGCCATTCGGTCTTTAACACTACCAGAAGGATTCATAAACTCTGCTTTTCCCCATACAGTATACCTCCCTATTCTAATTGGGATTAGTGGTGTTTTACCTACATAAGTGGATAATTGGGGGTTCATTACTCAATGATGTCAATATTAAAAGTGTCTCCTTGTTGGATTTTGTGTATAATGTCTTTTCCTTCAACTACTTTTCCAAAGCATGTGTGATTACCATCTAAATGTTGTGTACCTGGTCTATTATGGCAGATAAAAAATTGTGAACCTCCTGTATTTCTACCAGCGTGTGCCATAGATAAAACACCCTCGTCATGATATTGATTTTCACCTTCTAATTCACAATTAATTTTATACCCTGGACCACCCATACCATTACCATTGGGACATCCACCTTGTACCACAAAACCTGGAATTACTCTATGGAATTTTAATCCATTATAAAAACCTTCTTTTGCTAATTTAACAAAATTACCAACTGTTTTTGGTGCATCTTTTTCGTAGAACTCTACTACCATAGTTCCATTATCAGTATTAATTTTTCCTTTCATTTTAATATATTTTAAATTTTTTGTTAATAATTTTATAACCTGTATACATCAAAAGTAATATACATCCTAGGTTAATTAAGTTTGGGTGTGAATGTTCTCCACAAATGCCTAACGCGTGATAAATAAATTCTGTCATAATTTTTATTGTGTTTTAATATAAAGTTTTTTATTTCTAATGTACATGACCCCTGTAGGTATTTCGTTTAATTCTCTACCTTGTAAATCATATATTTTATTATTCCACCATCTTACACCATCTTCTTCTACTACAAATCCAGGCAGACCTGTTGGTAACATATTGAGTAATACCCATGAAAAAGAGTTTTGGTCAAATACTAACCAATCTTCTATACTACATACTTCTACTGAACCATTTTCGTAAATATACACATCATACGCTACTTTAATTGTATCTGATGTTGTAATCTGAGGAAAATAATCATACATACCTTGTCCTGTATAACACATGCCAGCTGTTGCAAATCCAGTACATACTCCCCAATATACTGTCATAGAATCTGGATTGTGTACTATATTTGATGTATCAAGTCCTATGTTAAACCCTTGACTTTGGTCTATCCAATATGTTATTGAATCACAGCAGAAATAAGGTGCTACCTGCTGTGCTTGTGTTTGGTTTAGTCCAAGCAGTACTAATACAACTAATAATAATTTTTTCATTGTTTTATTTTTTTAATTTATCGATTTCTCTATTAATATACCAACTAGATTTTTCTAAATCTTCTAACTGGTTTTTTTTCTTATCCGCTCTCGCTATATATTTTACAGCGTTTCCTAAATTAAATCCTAAGTCCCAAGCTTCTATAACTTTAATCGCTTCATATGGATTTTTTTCCCCACCATAGTGATTAGGGTGGTCAACCATTTCATTTTCTCTATTTTTTTTTCTGTTATATTCTATAATGTCTTCTGGGGTTGGTTGACGGTCCCATCTAGTATTAGGATTTATTTTTTTATCCCAATTAACATTAGGACTAAGTCTAGATTTGTCCAAATCTTTATAATCTCGATAGTTAAATTTTCTTTTCATTTTATAAACTTATTTTTCACTATGAATTTTTTTTGCGTTAAATTCACCATCAGAACCAATTTGTGGTTGATTGGATGTCGGTTGTATTTTTTCCAATAATTTTTTTTCTTTTACTAGTTGGGATGCTTTTAATAAACTCTCAAATGTACCAGCGTCACTCCAGAACCCTTTTAATTTTTCACAACACATTAAACCTTTTTTTACGTATATGTTATTAACGTCGGTTATTTCTAATTCCCCTCTTTCAGATGGTGATAAAGAACTTATATATTTAAATACATTATTATCATAAATGTATAGTCCTGTTACACAGTAGTTTGATTTCGGATTATTGGGTTTTTCCTCTATGGACATAACTTTACACTCATCTTTTTCATCAAGTTCCGCTACTCCAAATCTTTCTGGGTCATGTACTCTTTTTAAATATATTTTAGCTCCTTCAACTAAGTCTACTTTTTCTAAAGGACCTTCAAAAATATTATCACCAAGACATACTGCCGCGTTACAAGTACCTATAAAATTTTTCGCTAATCCCAAAGCGTGAGCTATACCACCCGCTTCTTCTTGTATTTCATAGGATAATCTTAAACCCAAATCTTTTCCACTTCCTAATAAACTTAATATATGTCCGCAGTGTTCCCTTCCTGAAATTATTAAAATATCTTTACATCCTAATGATTTTAGGGTTTCTAAGGGATAAAATATCATCGGTTTATCATATACTGGTAGGAGGTGTTTATTAGTAACACTTGTTAAAGGTCTTAATCTAGTTCCGTTCCCCCCAGCTAATACTACTCCTTTAATTCTCTTCGCCATCTGTTATTTCTTTTGCGGTTTTAAACGTGACAGGTTCTTTTGATTCTTGTTCTAGACTTTTAATTAAATTATTAACATTTTCTTTTAATTCGTTAATATCTTTAATTTCAGCGTTACATACACTTACCACTTCAACACTAGTTTCTAACTCACCTGGCAATACAAGTGTGTTATATCCAAAATCTTCTTGTATTTTAGTAATGAAATGATTTAATTCTTCCATACTAGGAATTCTCATTAATTTGATAACTAAAATTGGTTCGTATTTTTCCAATAAAAGTTCGTTTGCTACTCTTTCGGTATTTTTTCTTTCTTCTTTCATAATATGCATATTTTTATTAAAGTTGTTAAAAATATACTACTATGTCAATAAAATTAAATATTAATTTAAACAAATAGGGGGAAAACCTTTAATTTTTTGGAATAAGGAGTTTTTTGGTTCTGGATTAATCGACTGGATAAGTTGTTCTTCTTCTATTACTCCTTTATCCACAAGTCCTTCTAATAATAGATTTTGGATTACCTCTGCCATTTGTGGTTGTGATAAAGTTGGTTCACCGTCTTCTTTAAAATTAATAATGGCTCTTGCTCTAACTCTTTTAAAAAATTCTTCTTCATTTAAAAGCTTGGTTCCAAAAAGTTCTTCTTTGGCTTTTTTATCGTTTTTAAAAAAAGTTTTTAATTTGTTAATATAAATTTCAATATCTACATCCATAGTACAAATATATAAAAATTATCTAATAATTATCAAATCTTCCGAATCATCTTTCGCTTGTAGTCTTTCTCCTATTTTAACATTTGGGGAGTCCTTAAGGTTAATGACCTCTAACTGTTCCAGGTCTGCTAATGAGTCTGGGAGTGATTTTAATTCTGGATTTTTAGCTAAAGATAAAAATTTAAGATTCTTAAGATTACCAATACTTTCAGGAATCTCATTTAGTAATCCTTCTATATGTAGTATTTTTAAATTAGGGAATGTAGTAAATTTTTCTGGTAAAGGTCTTGATGGTAACTTTTCTTGATTTCCATACCCACCTCCGTGTTCAAAATCAAACCTTTCCATATCTTGAGGTAAACTTTCCATAAATTCATCAAAACCATAAATCCCAATATATTTTGACACAGAGTCACTAGGATATCTAACTTGTACCCTTTTACCTTGTTTTTGGTCTTTATTTAAAAATCTTTTAAACATTTCTTTAAAGAACTCTTTTAACTCTGGTCTTTCATTTAAGAAAGTAGGTAAGTTAACTTGTCTATCCTCTTTGTCCATATATTGATTCGACTCAAAGTGAAATTGGTATTTGTCACTAGGGTCTTTTTTACTCACCATAATATATAATGGACCTTGTTTAGAATAATGGTCATAATAGTTAGAAGTACTACCAGCTGTACACCATCTAGTATTTGCACCGTAATGACAAGAAGCTTCCTTTGATTTAGGAATTAAGACCTCCCAATTAGGACCGTCATGAACTAATTCAGCGTCTTTTAAAACTCTTTCTGCTTTAGTACTCGTTGCCTCCTCTAATGAAAAATCTTTTGTTAATTCATATAATTCATCTGGACTTGAGATTCTATTGATGTCTCTTTTTTCCTTTGCTACTCTAGATTTAAACCTATGAAATTTTTGTAAGTCTTCTGTTACTTTATATAGGTCTTCTTGGAACATGTTTTTGAGTCTGTCTAAAGTTGCCTTCCACTCTGGAGTACCATACGGAGCATTTGATTCCTTATCTGCCTTTTGTTGTAGTGACATATATTGTTTAATTAACCATTGTGTGTATGCACCTACTTTTTTTACTTCCGACTTATCGTCCTCACCATCAGTATCAACTCTAGTAGTAGGGTCTGCTTTAACTAACATGTAAAACTCTTCTTGAGACATTAAAGGTTTCTTACCTTTCTTTTTAGGTTTGGTAAATTTGTTTAATAGAACCTCCTCCCTAGATTGTTCTAAGATTATATTAGTTAGTATATCAGTGAATTGTAACTTCATTTGGTTTTCTTTATAAATATTATAAAACTAAAATAAAACCCCGACTTCTCGGGGTTAAAATTAACTAAGGTTATATCTTTTTATTAGTTTTTTATCTACTAAATGAGTCTTACTATTCTCTTTTAATATATTATACACCTTTTGAGCCGCGAGTTTTATGTCAGTCATACCACCTTCAATCTTCTTTTTACTTTTGTAAATCATAACCTCCACACTTCCAGGTGTTTTAACTAATTTACCACCCACTCGTTTTGAGGTTTCTTTTGTTACTTTTTGTCTTACCTCATAATTCACCAATTTACAGATGTGGTGACCTCTTTTTTCCATTGTTGTGCTTCCTCCCATTTTATTTTTATTTTTTTAATTAATAATTCATTATCCAGTTAAATTGTGCGGTTTGAAACCTGTTTTGATATAAATTATAATAGTTTCTAAGTTTATTATCTTTACCAAATAACTTTATATCTTCAAAAGACATTTCCATAGTTCTAAAGAGTTTAGTTTCTTTATTATTTAGAATAAGATTTATGTTTTGGGTAATCCATCTTGTAAATTCAACTCTGTCTATATTATCTTTTGTTTCCATAGTACAAAGATAAGAAATTTTTATGACCCCACCAAAATATTTGTGTTATTTTTCACACTCAAGGTAATCTTTACAAGGGTCATATAGACTATAGGTTAAAGTTAATTCTTGACCCGGAATAATATCTTTAATGGTTCTCATTTTTAAGTAATTACCACATTCATAAAGTTCACAATTTGGGTTCTCTGAGTGGTTTACAAATCCTCCTAAAGGTGTCCTAATAAAGTTTGAGTGAAAGTCTCCTCCCTCGTAATTAATATGACTAATTCCTAATTCGGTTTTTACTTCTAGTAATTTAGTGGTGAACAAACCATTCCCTTCTATTTCAGAAATACCAATGTAAAGTCCTTCAGGGAGTGGTCTATACATTTCTTTATTTTTTTTATTTGACATCTTTATTTACTTATTAACACTTTCATCATCCTCGTACCACACACCATAAACGGGTATACGTGAGTTTTCACTTTTTTTACCTGTTCTTATGTTAGTTGGTATAACCTCACATAACAACTTTCTCTCTTTAATTTTAGGTTCCGCTTTTTTTTCTGCGGTCATGTACTTAGGATTCTTACTATTTAGTTTTCTTTTTTTAGGCATTTTAATTTAATTTAATTCTGGTTTCTACTATTTTATAACCCAACATTTTATTTTGGATGTAACTTTCTACCTCAAATTTATATGTTTTACAACGATTACGTGTAAGACATTTAACTTGATATACATAATTATTTTCTTCACCCATATAAACCTCTACTATACTGTTTTGGTAATGTTCGGTATGTATTAATTTATTTTTTTTCATATATATTCTTTTATTTAATTACTCATCTACCCACCTCTTTAATATAATTGTTTTGTGTTTCTTCCCACGATAAGTCAATCACATCCCAATAAAATAATGATTCTGGTTTAATTCTTTTTTGTTCATTCATATTCTTATATCTACGAATAGCTTTCTTTTTCCACCACTTACAAGTATAATCTACGTCATCAATAAATTTTTGTTTCATATTTAAATCACTTTCTTCTATTTCACCCCTCAAAAATTCACAACCATTATCATACATCATAGCAAGATACACCCCTCTTTTAAATCCGTGGTCGTAGGTAGAAGCTTTAATTCCACAGTGTTTAAAAACTTTATTTAATATATTTTGTTTAGGTCCTGTAGCATTAATAGCTTTGTGGTGTTCTTCTGGATGTGTATTTTTTAACCAAGTGTTCCAAGGTAGGTAGACCTCATCATCTGGTTTTAATCTCACTTGGCCTGTGGTTTCACCCATAGTTTTAAAATGTGGCATTCCATTATACATAGAATTTATACCGTATAAAGATGTGGTACCTACCGCAATTAATTTATCCCCATACTTTTCCTCCCAAGCGTCTCTAATAGTTTTACATGTAGTCAGGGCTGCTACTAATTTACCCATTAACATATTATATCCTCCTGGTTGAGTAGAACAAATTGTGGTAGCAATAGCGGTGTTATTTAATTTATGTTGGTCAAACTTATTAGTTTTGTCCCACCCGATGTAGGCATCTCTTACTTTAATACTAGTAACATCAGACCCTAAACAAATCAATCCAAGGACTTTCTGTGTTTTCCTATCCTTTACCCAGAATTTCATATTTCTTCCTGGATTTGCAACCCATTCCATTGTATGAATAAGTTTTCTATAATTTACCCACTCGGTAACCCCTTTTCCTGGTGTTGCTAATTCTACATAAGGTTCTAAATCCTCTATTTCACTTATAGTTTTTTCTAAATTATATATGTCTGTAGGTTCCCAAAGATTTTGTTTATATGTGTATAGTTTTTTCTTGATTTTGGACATTTTACCCTTTTTATTCATTTCTTGCCACTTCTTATATAGGGTTTGTTCTTGTACAGACATTTCTTTAAGCATATCAAGATTATCAATGAGTTTTTGTTTCATCTCATCAAAGTTAAATTCTTCTTTGGTTTGAAATAAATTTAATTGCTCATTCATAATTTTTTATTTTTTTCCCTAATGTATTCTATCATTACTGAAATAACCACACTTGTACATGCGACTACATATGCTATTATTACTATTTTTGCTGTTAATTCCATTTTATACTCTTTTAGATGTTCCTATAATTTGATAATAATCCTTTTTACCCATTAAGTAATCTCTTACTAAAGTTAACATATTTCTAAACATAAATGCTCCTGTTGTTTGTTTTTCACATTTAGAAAATAATTCTACTAGTGTTCCGATTAGTTCTAATGATAGTGAACCCACACTATCAAGTTTCGAGTAAACTATTGGTAATTCTTGTGCATAAATTAATTCGTACGTGTCTCTTTCTTCTGCACTATTAAATGGGCTGACATTGTCATAAATTTCTATTAACTCGTTTACTAACGATAACGTATTAGCTTTGTCCACCTCTCCTTTTACTATTAAATCTACAATCCAATGAGTGTGTGACGGAGTTCTTAATCTTTTACCTGGTTCTTTATATTTCACAATAAAATCTAAGTCAGGATTTTCGCCTCTAAATCCTTGAAATATAGCGACAGTTGTACCGTCATCTAACTCAAATTGATTTAGTGATTCTACCCTTGGACCATTTTTTATTTTATACTGTAACTTTTCCATATTATTTATTCTAAATCGTAATCTGTTTCTTTAGGACAAGGAGAAGGTCTTAATGCATATTTCCATCCACTATCTGAATTTTCATTAAACAATTTAACCATTTTTATTGCTTTTTTCTCATTTTTGAGTTCTAGGATTTGACTTAATCCATCTGTAAGTAATATATGGATAGGTTTGCCTTCCTTATCTTTCATTATTTTTATGATATTGTATCCCATTTTATTTTTTTTTTAATTCTAATACAATTATACGAAAAAAATTTTAAATAGCAAGTTTATATTGTAATTTTTTTTACTATACTTTCAACATGGGATGTAAAGATTGTGAAAAAAGTAAAAGTTTAATAACGGACCCAATGTTTTGGGTTTGTATGATTGTTATTGTAGTACCTTGGATTTTAGGTATCGCTAAATTATTAGGTTTTATTAATTAGGCTCTATTTCAGACCTTAATCGTTGTAATTCTATTTTGTGTTGTTTAGTTATACTACTTGGCACTTCAACCTTTATCTTAATCAATAAATCCCCACTATAGTCTCTATATTTTTTCATACCCTTTCCTCTTAATCTAAATACTTTATCAACAGGTGTACAACCTTCTACATCTAACAATAATTCACCATCAAAATGTGGTACTTTAACTTTTTTACCCAGTAATAAATCTAATGGTTTTAAACTAATGTGGTGTATAAGATTTTTCCCTTCTAACTCAAAATCACTATGAGTGCCAAAAATTACATTGACTAATAGAGAACCAGGTGCACCATCAATTATTTTTTCACCATATCCTGGAAAACTCATTGTTTGGCCATTTTCCAAATCTTCTGGTACTTCTAGTTCAAATATAATTTGTTCACCTAATGTACCACTTCCACTACAGGTACCACAAGCATGTACTAAAAGAAATCCTCTACTATTACAAACATGACATGGTACTCTTTGTATATTCCTAAAAAAAGCATTACCTGAAACTCTCTCTATATGTCCCTTCCCTTGGCATGTACCACATGTAATTCTTTCACCACCTTTACCATCACAACTAACACAAGGGGTGGGTCTTTCATACTTAATTTTTTTCTTTTTTTTGTGAAATAAATCTTCTAAAGGAATAACAATTTTTAGTGATAGGTCTTTTCCTTTTTTAGTTCTAGGTTGATTAGCTCTATTAAAAAACTGGTTGAATAGGTCATCATGTGATTCAAAGGGATTTCCTCCCATATTACTAAAAGGATTATTTCTTTTATTATCGTATTCAGCTCTTTTTTTAGCGTCACCCACAGTTCCATAGGCTTCACTTATTTGTTTAAATTTAGTTTCATCACCACCTCTATCGGGATGATGTTCTTTAGATAATTTACGATAAGTTTTTTTTATTTCCTCTTGACTTGCGCCTGGGTCTACACCTAATATTTGGTAATAATCATTCATATGAAAAAAAAATATTTTATACTGCTTTTTGTTAATGGAAAGAAGAAAAAGGTGATTCACACCTTAAACAACTTCCGTCTAATTAATGCTAAGTATAATAAATTATTGAAACAAAAAAAGCCTTATTTTACTTGTAAGTTCTTAAAAAAGAAAGAATGTGTTATGGAACTAGGTTTATTGGTTAATGGAGAAACAAATAAACCTGTATTTAAAAAAGATAATTTAGGAAGAAACATTACGGTGAACATAGATGGGGATTATTCTTTTTTAGATATTAAACCTTATTGGGTTGAAGAAAAAATCTATGACCATCAAGTCAAAAAAAGAATTACTTTTGATTTTTTATTATCTAATTATATTCCTCGTGCTGACTTTAAACAGGTGTTCACACTAAATAACAAACTTATAGTTCAAAATAATGAAAAATATTATTTATTTAGTTTAAAAAATGTTTCTGATAGTAAACGTCTTATGGATGCAATTTCACGAAAATTTTCTGAAAAGGGGCGAGTAGATGCTATTTTTGTCAATGACTATAGTACTACCCAAAGAAAACAGTTATATAATAAGTTGGAAAAAGAGGGTTTTGATAGAAAATTTTTATATAAACATTTTACCTATTAGTTAATCTACTAACTTAAAAATAAAGTTTATCCCGTCAATCATAACGGAGACTTGTGGGTTATTACTTTCATCAATCATTTTAGTTGTTCTTTGTATTTCACCCATTACTCTATTGAACTGGTTTACGGTTAACTCTATGTGTACTTCTACCTTAGGAGAAATATTTGTAAATTCTTTTAAAAAAGTTGTACTTTCTGCAGCTAACTCTAAAATCCCTTTATTTTTTTTAACATTTTTGTCCACCAGCTTTCTTTTTTTGTCTCACTTTTTTTACTATCTAGTTGTAAAAAATTAACTTTTTTTATTTCTCTAATTAGCTTTTTTTTATGTCTATTAACCTCCAAAGCATCTTTTTTTTTCTCTCTCTCTAACCATCTCAGTCTTTGATTGTCTTTACTATAGTTTTGGTCCTTCATTTTGTTTAAAATTGAAATCTAGGTCTCTTAATGATTCTACTTTATTAGATTCAAAAATCTTTTCTAGTTCTAACCTTTTTTGTTCCAACAACTCTCTTTTTTCTTCTCTGTCTCTATTCCATTTAATAATATTTTCACTTGTTTTTAGTAAGTTGTTGAGTCCTTCACCTGTAAATTCAGCGTATAAGGACACAAGTTGTGCTGTGTCAGAGGAATCGCCTAATTTAAATTGGACTTTTTCTCCATAAAATTGTGCTAATTTTTCTGCTTCCCAAACTTTAGGTAATTTCAAATCTAAAATAAGAAGTTCATTGTACTGTCTTAGACTATAAAAATACTTCCCTATTTTTTTAATTTCTTCAAACATATTTAAAATTTATCAATTATATAGGTTAACCAATATGCTATATTAACACCAACAAACATTAATTCCTTATTATTTAAATCTAGTTGTATTGGGGTTGCTGCGTATAATCTAATAAATAAAAGGTATAGATACCTTAAAATTACAAGATTAGTAAAAACAAATATTAATATATAAGGCCAACCTATCATTTAATTTTTACTTTTATTTAAAATATCCATTCTTAAGTCTTGTAGTGCTTTTTTAAGGTCTTGTGCTGATTTTCTAGCTCTAGTTCCTGCACTCTTATTAGCTTTGTCGTAGAATTTACGAGCATCTTCTCTTAATGTTTCTACTAATTCATTTATTGTGTTTAGAATTTCCATGTTTTTTTAATTTTTGTTTTGTTCTTGAGTTTGTAAATACCCTTCTAATAAAGCAAACTGATTAGTAACACTTGATAGTTTATCTAGTGTTTCTGTTGCTTGTGTTAATTGTTTTTGAACGCTAATGTCTTTTTTATTAATAATGCGCTCTAACTCTTCCTCTAACTGGGTTTTTTTATTAATCAAGTTATTTTGTAGTATGTTAATAATTCTCATTGTCCTTAATTTTATAAAATTATTTTTTAACAGTCAAGTTGTTAACATTTAATTTTTTATCTAACATCTTGTATATCTCAACTAGTATGTCTAATTCAGATTTAGTTTTAGCGGTTTGAAGCTTAAATAGTCTATTCATATAAGCGTCTACCTTTTGTAATACCTCTATTTTTGGGTTGGTGTAGAATGAGTCATAAAAAAATGACCAAAAGTAATCATAGTGTTCTCCTTCTCTTTCGAATACAATTCCTTCTAAAATAAAATTGTCCATATTCTTATTCCAACACCAATTAAAATGTCCTCGTTTGTCTTCTGTATCCTTAACCACATCATCCCCTAGATAAGTTTTTTCCACCAAACAATAAAGTGAGCATATAAAATCAAAAAATAAATTTGCTTTTTCTGATACTATATTATGCACTTTAATATATATATCAACTTGGTCCTGGCTAACTGGTTTAGTCAGGTAGTTAAAAAATTGATTTGGTGTAAATGGTTTTCGTCTCACAAGAAAAATATATTAAATAAGTTTGAGACGTAAACTCTAGGTTACTGAGTTTTCTTGTTATAAGACCAAAGTTTCTTCATATGGTTAATATCTTTGGACTCTTTTACATTAGTTACCTTTTGAACGTCAGGGGTTATACCTCTAAGATTTGTCATTTTTGCCTTTCTTTTAGCAATTTTTTCTTTTTTACGTTTCATTTTTTTAATCATCTTCTCGCCCGCTTTATCTGGAATTGCGTTTGCGTATTCTTGTGAATTTCCAGTTTCTGATGACCCTACTAAGTAATCTTGTAATCTTTCTAAATTTTCCACACCATTTGCGTCCTCTAATCCCATACCTCTAAAGTCATCGATAAATTCTTCATCTTCCGAATCATTACGATACATAGGTGATTTATAATCTGTTTTAGAATTATTTTGGTGTGGGAACTCAGGGTGAGAATTGTTAGGAATATCTAAATAATCTTTCATTTTTTTCTCAACCGCTTTAAGGTGTTCGTTATTTTCTTTTTTAGAACCCGCTAAACTTTTTTCAGTAACTTCTATTCCTGGGGTTCCTTTTTTAGGTGTATATTTCTTTGGTTTGTCATATTTAAGTTTTCCTGAAGTATAGTCCTCTTTAAGATTTTTAATTCTTTCAGCTAAACTTTTTTTAATTTCATGTTCATATTGAATAGGTCCACCAGATTTAAAGTTATATCCTGGTCCTTTCATTCTTCCATCAAATGGTCCTTGGGATATAAAATTATAAGCGTCTTTGGTTTCTCCTAAATCGTCGTCTTCAAAACCTAAAGTAGCATCATATTCATCTATAAATTCTTCTATTTTATTTTCTAATAATTTTTTGTTAACTTCTTCTTTCATTACTTTTTCTAATATTTCACCTACTTCTTTACTTTCTTCCTCTACTAAAGTATTCTGTATTTCTTTTTCTTTTAGTATTTCTATATTTCTTAAATCTACATTTTCTTCTATTCTATCACCCATATCAACATCATAAGATTTAATCTTACCATTTTTATCTACTTGATGTCCTACAACAACCCCACTTTGTTTACTCTCAGTTAGTCTTACGTGAGACGCTATTTTTTTTGATTCTTTTAGCTTAGTTGATTTTTCTATAAGGTCTATTTGTCCTTTTTCCCAGTCTTTATGACTACTTTTTGGGTGTGCTTCAACACAACTTTTACCTTCATGGTTTATACCGTCACCTTCAACAATTTTAGCTGGGTGTTTACCTTTTGATTCTGTATAAGGTAATTCGTTACCATTTGCATCCATAACTAATCCAGTATTGTCTCTTTTTAATGAATGATTATCCCCCATTCCTTTAACAGCATTTCTAATGATGGTTGATGGGTCTAAGTTTTTTGCTAATATATCTGACATAATAATACTCTTTTTTTATAAATATCTATTCATACTTATTTGACACCCCTTTTGGAACCATGCTAAATATTTTTCCTATAGGTTTATCCATTTTATAGTCACCGACTAATGAAGTGATGGGTGATTTGTAAAAACCCCTTCTAATTAATTCTTCAATTTCTTTTTTAATCAACTTTTTTAATTCTTTTTTTGTTTTTCCCGTTTTTTTAGACACTTCTGTTATAGCTTGTTTAATTTTGGTGTTTTCCCATAATTTTAAAGCATTAATATCTCCTTGATTACAATAAGGGAAAGTTCTACATTTTTTCTTTACTTCTACAAATTTACCTCCTGGCCATGTAGGTTTTGCGGCACCTCTCCAATTCTTTTTATTTTTAGCATGACCTAGTGGTCCTACATAAGCACCTGATGAAGATGACGTTGTTGCTTCTTCCATGTCTTCTTTTTTAGTAGGTGAAAATAACGGACCTACATAAGCTCCTGCAGAACCTGCACCCGTAGCTTCATCTGTCTCCTCTTTAGTTTCTCCTTTGACACTCATTACACAAGCTTCAAACTTTTTTTCTTCCGCTTCTGTATAACTAGATTTTTTTCTCCCAACTAACCCTAACTTAGAGGTACAAATAGCCCATGGATTTTTATCTTCTTCTCTAACTTCTAAAGGTATTAACTCTTTTAGTTTGTGCCCTACAGGACTTTGTTTAATTGTCCTTTTTAAATTGTCTTTAAAATTACTTGATATGTCCATTATCTTACTCTTTTAATTTCACTTTGCCAAAAACTTCTTCTAAACCAAAATGTTTTATATAGTTCTAATAACACCTTAGAAACTATATCAATAGTACCATCTCTAAATGGTCTACCTTTCATTGATTTTACTAAAGCTTTTTCTACTTCATTTTGAAATTGGGTTTTTTGTAGAAAATCTTTGATTTCTTTTCTAGCTATTCTTTCTATTTCTTTTTTGTCGGTGTTAGTTAGTGCCATATCTATAAATATTATCGAACATTAGATACTACCCACGAAGCTCCAACAATTGTCGCTGCCCCTAAAAAAAACTGAACTGCTGGTCTTTTAAACCACTTTGGTTCTAGTTCTTTGGTTAAATCCATGTATAGTTCTATTCTTTGGTCTAATAGATTTGTTTTTTCCATTAGAAAAGCAATATGTAAACTATCTTGTTCATGTAACTTTTTGTAATTTAATAATTGTGTATTAAGTAATTTAATTTCTAATTTTTGTAAACTATCAGTTTGTTCGTACACTTGAAATAGGGAATCTATTTTAATCATCTCATCATCACTAAAGTTATTCTGGGAAAAAATTAGTGTTGGTACACATAATAATAATATTAGTATTAGTTTTTTCATAATTTAATCTTATTGGTATCTTCTATCTAGATTAGGAAATTTTCCTTGCATACATCTGGTAAAGTAGTACCATTTTTCTCCTTTTTTAGAGTTAGCATAATATAAACAGGCTTTAATTCTATTACAGTTTTTTACTCCGTCTCCTATTTGTAATCTTCCGTCTTTATCCCAATCATCAATATCTACATCTCCAATAATTTCTAAAACATCCTCAATACCATTTTCTTCTACATCAATTTTTTCTATTTCTTCAGTACAATCACAATCAACACATAAATTAAATCCTGTTGTAAGTCCAGGAAGTCCAGGAGAGACACATACACCACAAAGTGCTGCTAGAGTTTTTGCTCCTACTTTTCCATCTACCTTTAATCCGCTAAAGTTTCCTTGGAACTCTTCTACAGCTTTTTTTGTTTCTTTTTCAAATTTACCGTCACAAGATGTCCAGTTGTCTCTACAACCTCTATTCATACCACCGCCATAATAGTCACCTCCGTATGGTCCGTAATCTCCACAACCTCGTGCTAACAGATGTTGTATCATTTTTACTACATCACCTCTAGAACGTCTCATAGCTACTTTTCTTTTACACCATATATCACAAGGTACGTCTCCTTTTTCTATAATTCCTCCACCATAGTATTGCTCAGAAATAACCTGTGAAATTATATCTGTTAAATCTTCCTCTGTTAATTTAATTTTTTTCATACTGTTTATTGTATTTTTTATTATTTTATTATAGATTCTGCGTCCACTTCAATGTCATAAACTTTAAAGTAGTTTCCTTCAGAAGCTCCACATAAGTTACCAAATGAACAAGACCAATTATATAAATTTTGTTTAGAGCCTGGAGCCCATGGACCTTTTAAATCTTGCCATTGACTTAAAACTAACCAATATCCTTGTTGTCTTCCTTGTTCCCAACGTTTAATTTGGTCATCATCAAAAGTAGAACCATCAAATCCTGGTCCCATTTTATAAACTACTGTAGAAATAGTGTCTTGTGAAAAAGTAACCGTCATACCATTAGAATCCAAATCAATAATAATATCTACTGGGTCACTTAATTTAATGCCACCCCATGATACTAATCCTTGTTTTGGTGTTAAGTCTGTAAAACACGTATCTTGCGTCGTAGAATAACTTATTTGATAGTTTTGAGGTGCGGAACTACTTCCATCTCCAATATGCATAGTATGTTGGAATACTACATTTTTATTTGTTTCAAAGAAGTCTACTTCTTGACAGTTCCATTGTGGGTTATTACCTCCAGCGTCACAATAATCACCACCTTTAGGTTGTAATGATGGGTTAGTAGGGTTGTTTACCATATAAAAAGTAGAAACAACAAAATTACTAGTTAAGTGGCTAAAATCTGCTTTAGCTCTAATTTGTGTAATACTTTTATATCCTTGTTGTGAAACTACTCTACCTGCACCGTCTGAATCAGCCGTACCAAATTGTACTGAATTAGCGTTAACGGTTGGTGATGCACCACAAGTTGACCCATCTACATCGAATTTTGGTTTAAAAGTTTGGGAAGTTTTTATATCCTCCGCAGTTTTATCTTTTTTACAACATTCTTTTTTAGTTGTACAATCTTTTTCAGCTGTTTTATCTAAATTAATTACTCCACATCCGAACATTGTTCCGATAAGAAGAAAGGTTAATAGTTTTTTCATTTTTTATTATTTAAGTTTATTTAGTCTAGTTACATGAAAATTTTGATGGGCTCGAAGGGTCCGCAACGGATGTACACTCAACTGTTTTTATTTCTAATGTATTAACTATCTCATTTCCTTGTTGGTTATGTGGATTATTACTCCACACTAATTCATATTTCCAATTTGTATATTCTGACCAGATATAATTGTCCATAGGTCCTGCTCCTTCATTATCTTGATTACTATACCATAAACCGTCACGAATACACTTTACAGTGCCACCTGGTTCCAATTGGTAACTTAACCAAAAGTTTCCTGTCGATGGGTTCGGTTGTTTTAAAGAAGCTGGTGGTAGTAATTGACAGTGGAATTCTGAACATTCTGTAGGTAATACTCTACCATTAGGACTACAATTAGATTGAATCTTAACTGAATCTCCAGGAGCAATAACCGTAGTATCAGGTTTATTAATACCCCAAGTTGCTCTAATTGTTTGAGGTTGGTCAGTAGAATTAATGTACATAATCGAAACCTTTACAGGTGCATCCTCTACTTGGATAGTTTCGGTTTTATTTTCTGTGTTTAAATATGTGTAACCAAAATATCCTACTAATCCGATTACTAATAATGCTAAAATTTTTTTCATTGTTTTGTTTTTATGTATTTAGTGTTATTACGAATATACATTGACCCAGTAGGAATCGATTTATAATCTTCGTATTCTCTCCCTAATAAGTCGTACATTCTATTGTTATTATTATTAAAATTGTATGACACATCCTCTATTTCACCAATAGAAACTGTACCACTACACGTTGATGGGTTTAATCCATGACTGGATAATGTAGAAGCCATTATACTAGTGTCGAAAGGCCATATGTCTTGTTCTACTATAATTCCGTTAGGATTAATTAAAATGATTGTAGGAAATGCTTGTATTCCATAATCATTATGTATGCTACTGGCGTTACACAAATAAGGTACGTCGTGTCCACCACCGTAGTTATTGTCAAAATCTTGGCATTGATTGGTTGTGCCTTCAAGTTCTATGGTCATAAAAAACACATCACTTGTATTACATCCATAGTCTTGGAAGGATTGTCCAAAATCTGCAGCTAATGTCATACATGTTCCACACCAATAAGCGTGAAAATCAATAGCTACCCATTTTCCACTATTTAAAATAGAAAATAAATTGTGTGTGTTACCATCCAAATCTGTATGTGTAAAATCTACAGCTGTAGTTAATTGTGTTTGTGAATAGGTATTCATTCCTATCCCTAAAATTAGAGTTAAAATTAATATAAATTGTTTCATAGTATATTAAGGTTTTTATTTACAACATTTAGTGTCACATAAACCTAAACAAATCTTTTTAAAGGTTATTGCACATATAAATTTACAAATTGTTTTTTTCATTTTTTCTTAATTCTGTTTCTCACTGACTTTGCAGCGTTATTTCCTGTTTTCTTTTTTACTACAGGTTTCTTCTTTCTAACATTTTTTATTTCTTGGTTTGTTGTCACTATTTTTTTCTTAGTCACAGTTTTCTTCTTCTTTACATCATCTATTTTTTTATCAACTTCTTTAGTTTTTTTCTCATTAGTTTTGATGTTTTTCTTTAATTCTTTAACTTTTTTATTTGAATTGGCATTCATAAACCACACCAATCCCACTAGGAATCCCACTGCTCCAGCAATAAATTTCCAAGATTTTTTTAAAAATTCCATTTTTTATTTGTTTAATATATTATTCTATAGCTCCAGGTTCCTCTTTTTTCTGAGATTCTGTCTTTTTTCTATTTGCAATTACTTTAGCCCATTTTGCAGAAAATAAATCATAAAAGCTTTTTAATTTTTCTACTATATCAATAAACTCGGCATCTACCTTTGTCATTTGTGAGTTAATGTAGGCTCCATTTGTTTCTCCAATACTAAAGAAAAATTCGACATCATACTTAATTAAATTTCCTTGCCATGTCACATCGTTTGCGTATATTTGAAGGGGACCATAGTCAACTAAATCAGATACTTGTTCTATAAAATCATCCATTGTCTCCTGATATGAATTTTTTTCGTCATCTGTTAAATCTAAATCACTTATGTCATACCCATGAATAATAATTTTACCACCAGAAACGGTATACTCTTCACTTTTTTCTTCCTCTCTTTCTGTCATTCTCTCTTGTGGTTCTGGAGATGACATAACTTGCTCCATTAATCTTCTAGATTTATCTAGATAAGTTTTCATATCATCATACCAGTTATCTCGATAATCTTTATAATTTTTGTTTAATCTTTGTTTTTTCATTTTTCTTTAGTTAATAATTCAAAATTAAAAGCTGGACTTAAATCTGTCCAATGTTCACTATAATTACTTCTACATACAATTCCTTTAAATCTTTCAACACCTTCAAATTTTACATTATGGCCTATAAATTTTTCAGGAATTCTAAATTTCTCACACAAATCACCAACCAATTTTTTAACACTTTCGGTTTGTTTAGTTGTGTAAGGTTCCCAAAAAAGTTTGCCTCTCCATTTTTTTGTTATAACTTCACCCTTATAAATATCACCTAACCAGTCTATATATTCACCGTTTTGTGTATTTCTTACGAGCCACCCTCTATTTTCTAAAGTGATGGTTATAGAATACTTGTCTATTTTTTCATCACCAAAAAATTCCGAGTGATATTCAGGTGGAAAATTTTTAATTATACCCCCATCTCTTTTAACTATAAAAGTAGGTATTTTGGTGTACTTTCCACCATATCTAAGGTTTAGGGATTGCTGGTAGCCTGTGTGGTTTCTCGAAGTATGAGCTAAAATTATTTGTCTTTTAAGCCCTTTCTTTTTAACATAGAATAAATCCTTGCTATTTTCTTTTTCTATATCGTAATGTTCTTTTTCTTTTAACATTTCTATCATCTGAACTTTCCATATATAACTCGTCTTGAGTTTTATCTTCTGAGTCATTTTTATTATCGTCATTAGCTACTATTAAAGTTTGAGTGGTATCTGTTAAAGTAGCTAAGTCTTCTTTTGTCTTTCCAATATTAGTCTTTTTACTCAAATTTGTGAGTACTTCCTCCAATTTATTTAATTCATCAGTGGTAGGTTTTATTGGTGTAGGTTCTGTTTTTTTTGTATCATTATTTTCATCCCACTCTAACGGGTATGTGTCGATTGAGGTTAGATAATCTTTATCTTTTTTTTCATCATCCAATTTTTTTAGTGGAATTGGTTCAGTTACTTGTATTTCTTTTTTTTCTTCATAATGTATTCCGTCGTTACCATTTTGACCGATTATATCCATTCTTTTTTCGTCTTCTTCGGTATATATTGGTTCTTCTTTGGGTAGAATTGGTTGTGGAGAATAATGGGGGGAAGGAACTTTATCTTTTTTAGGTCTTATCTGTGCAAAAGCAAAGTTAGCTGCTACTACCATAGCAATCGCTAATGGGTCGAATACAAATATAATTAATAGTAAAAACCAATTAACAACTTGTCCCATATCTTTACCAGTTGTTTCTGATAGATATTTTAATGGACCTAATTCTCTCTGTTCTTCATTGTTAATTTCTAAATCTAATAATTCAGTATCAATTCTCATTACGGAATCCATTACAGCTTCTAATTTTAGATTTACATTATTTCTATCAACAATTGTTGTTTCTAATTCTTTCTGTAATGCTCTTCTTGTAGAACTAGATGTTGTTGTAATTACCGATTGCGAATTTTCATCCCAATATGATACTGATGTTGGATTTGATAATGAAGTTCTTAAATCAGAAATGGTTGTATTCAATTGAGTCTTTTCAATTGTTAAATCGTTTTTCTGTTCTTCGAATCTACCTTGTTTAGTTTCTAATACAGCTAATGATTTGTCTAAGAATTCTGATTTAGTTGCTGTTTCTTGGTATGCTCCCGACAGGAATCCATATATACCACCACTAGTGATTACCATTAAAACAAATACTGCTATAGATAAATAAAATCGTAACCATTTATTAATTGTATCCCAGTATTGGTACAGTAGTGATGCACATACAAGTTTAGCGAATTCTAGTGAACCTGCCATAATGAGAACTTGTGTGGCTGCTCCTGCAAATAGTTTACTTAATCCAAATACAGAATAGAATGCAGCTGAGCCTGATACCAGTAGTGCTGACAACCCAATTAAGAATGGAAAAAACCTTTTTTTCATTTATCTTTTTAAAATAAATATCAATCAGTTAGGTGGTCGAGTAAAGAATAACTCTCATTTCTTAACTTTCTTAGTGCTTTTTCCTTTATTTGTCTAACCCTTTCTTTGGTTAAACTGTATTCATTTCCGATTTCTTGTAAGTTTTTAGGTGTGCCGTTTAAACCAAAATAAGATATTACAATATACTTCTCTCTTTCATCTAACACACTCATAATTTTAATTAATTCATCTTTGATTTGATTTTCACTTTCAAAAATGTGTTCTGGAGATAAAGCGTCTTTATTTTCTATTAAATCTAAAAGTGTATCCCCTTCTTCATTAATAGGTCTATCGTATTTAATTGTTGTTGGTAGTAATGCTAGTTTTTCATCTAATTCAGTAATTTCATTATCAATTCTTTTTTTCTGTTTTTGAATCGCTTGTACTATATTGACCGGTAGTCTTATTGTTCTAGCGTGTTCATTTAGACATTGTAGTATTGATTGTTTTATCCACCATACAGCATAAGAAATAAATCGAAATCCTTTGGACCAATCAAAGTTTTTAATCGCTTTTACTAACCCGTAATTACCTTCTGCTATTAAATCTGCTAAATCTATACCTTGACCTTGGTACTCTTTGGCCACGGTTATTACAAATCTTAAATTTCCTTGTATAAGTTCTTGTTGTATATCCTCAACCTCCTGTTGAGTAACTTCTTTTGAAAGCATTTTTTCAGCTAATTGTTTTTCTCGTTTTGGGGTTAATACTGTTAATTTACGAATATCTTTTAAATAGTGAGATATTTCTTCTTGATTGATGAAAGCTTGTTTAGTGTCTCTACGCATAATATATAGTTTTAATTTAGTTACAAAAGTACACAAAAAAAATGGTATACACAAAGTTTTACTACAAAATGTATACCATTATAAGTTAAGTGACAAATTGTCAGTCCTATTTGGGTTTTCGGGAATTTGTGTTCCTTTTATTATACGTTGGTTTTGAGGAATTGTTACTCTTAGAGTTATTAATATTAGATTTATTATTACTTCTATTAATGTTAGTTTTATTGTTAGGTTTATTATTACTTCTATTAATATTATTTCTATTAATGTTGGTTTTGTTGTTATTAGTTCTATTAATATTAGTTTTGTTGTTATTCCTATTAGTATTAACTTTATTATTGTTAGTTCTATTAGGTTTATTTACATTAGTTCTAATAGGATTTGTTGTAGAGGTTACCTTACCGTCGTTAATCCTTACTTTATTTGGTTTGTATGAACGTGAGTCTTTGTTATTAAATTTACGACCTCTATGTCCATAAACATAATTTCCTTTATCACAATGAATATGTACGTGAGTGTGGACGTGGTAATGAAAAGCTGGTTGTTGTGTGTAATAGTACCACCATGGATAGTAATGTGGAATACCATAATAATAATAAAATCCACTATAATACCCATAATACACATTATTGTTCCAATAATATAAATTATGATTAACCGTACCATAGTAAGGTTCATAAATAGGGTCTGAATAATAAGCGTCTGTGTATACGTAACAACCTGATAGGAACATAGTTAAAATAATCCCTAAAAGTAGTCCTTTAAGTGTGGTATAAATTTTCATTAGTTCTGGTTAATAATTTCTTTTACTCTTTTTAATCCGTCATCTGGTGTTTCAAAAATAGATACATTTCCTCTAACCTCATTTCTATCACTCACACAAACATACTCAGTTAAATTATTTCCTGTTTTTTCGTCAACTTTTTTAATAATAATTTTTGGTACCCAAGGTGGTAAATTTAAATCTGACACTAAATCCTTATGTTCCCATAAAAATTTTCCTTTTGTTAACATATTGTCTTGTGATGTGTCATGTATATTTCTTTCTTCAAAATAAATTTTATTATCTACTAACTTTTCTTTCAGTTCTGAGCATGTATCACAATCATTTTGTGAGTATAATATAAGTTCTAAATCCATTTGTTTATTTTTTTGATTGGTTATCTAAAAATTCTAATTCTAATCTGTTTAGGCTATTAAATCCTTTATCCTTAATTTTATCTAAAATTTTGTCTATTGTCAAGTTTTTTTTAAAGTTCTCCTCAAACTCTCTATTTTTTTCCTCCATAAACCTACCCACACTTTCTCTAACACTTCTAACCATCATATCTTGAAACTCTTTACCCAATCTCGAACCTTCTTCTTTTAACCCTTGATTAATTGGTGGTTTTGGTGGTTGTATTTTTCCAGGTTTACTAAACAAATGTTCTTCTAAATATGGATTTAATCTATAGGATAACTTACGTGGTTTTGGCATTAGAAAATATGCACTTACTTCAGGGGCTAAAAATTCATCTAAAATACCTTTTACTTCTTCAAAAGAACTGTGTGACCTTAAACACCCAACCAACATATTATTTCCAGTAACAAAACTTATTTCTTTGTCAATTATAAAAGATTCTAACACGTCTTTAATATTGGTGAATAATTGTTCTGATTCTAGAACTTCCCAATTTCCGAACATAAAGATAAGATACTGTCTAATTACTGGCATATTTAATATATTACTTTATCTATAATTATTTTGAATTGATGAAATATTACTTTTTTTTGTGACTGTAATGGTGTCATCCGCCCATTCTTTTACTAATGGGTTGTGGGATATTAAAAATACATTTTCAAAGTATTCTTTAACTTTAATAAAAAATTTACCCACTAGTTCTAAATTGTCGTTACTTATTTTACCAAACACTTCGTCAAACACTACTATATTTGGTTTAGGTAAACATGAAAGTCTTGCTAAAACACATCTTAATGCGAGTGCAGCGATAGTCTTTTCATATCCACTACCAGCAGAAAGTAGTTTTTCAACTCTAGATTCATTATCTATCATCCAAAACTCTATCTCATTTCTATCATTAATTCTTAAGTCAATCATAAAGTAACAACTATCTGCTAATAACCTATTAAGTTCATTATTTAATCTAGGAATTACACTACGTAAAACTACTTTACTAATTCCATTTTTTCCAAAGATACTTAAATAAATTTTAAATATCCTTTCTACTTCTTCTTCTTTTTTAATTTTTTCAACTATCTCTTCTTTTTCCTTTATTTTATTATTTGATTCCTCCCTAGTTAATAAATTTTTCTGTATTTTTTGAAGGATAGTTTCATAAATAGCTTTTATAGAAATAATTTGTGATTCTATAGATTTTAATTGGGTTTCTATAGTTCTATTTTCTTGTAGTTTAGTCTTATTGTTTTCCCAATTTTCTAATTTGTTATTTTTACTATCTAGTTCGTTTTCTAAATTTTTAATTTCTAGTTTAGTTTTTTCCTCGACCAATTTATTTTTTTCGTATTCATGATACTCGTTTTTAAGTTGATTTAGTTCTTCTACATTATTTTCTAATGTTTCCAATTGTGTCTTCTCACTATTAGTTGTTTTGGTTAACTCTATAATTTTATTATCTAAACCTTCTATTTCTTTTTCATGGTTTACATCATCAAAAGCTCTTTTACAAACAGGACATGTTGTTGACTCTTTTAAAGATTTAACTTGTGTATTTAAGGTTTTAATTTCTTGTTCGGATAAACCTATTTTTAGTCTTAATTCAAGTATTTCATTAGTTTTATTCTTTAAATCCTCTTCTTTAAATTTAGATTTTGGTTTTGTTAGGTTTAAAAATTTATTTTTTTCTAAGATTACATTTAGTTTAGTTTGTAAATCTTTCACTTCATCTTTAAAGAGTGTGGGATTTATTTTTAATAATTCGTCATCCACATCTGAATGTCTTTTATTTAATAACTCTAATTTTTTATCACTTGCTGTTTGTTCTTCTGTTTTATTGTTATTTTTTTCTTCTTCTAATACTGTTTCTGTATTAAAAGTCTCTTTTACTATAATTTTGTGTTCATTAATATCACTTTTTAATTGGGTGGTGTTGTATAAGTTACTAAATCTTTTTTTACCCCATTCAGAAAAAATTTCTTTACATAGTATTTCTTTTTCTTTTAGTATCTCTAAACCTATAAACTTACTTAAGATGTTACCTCTTTCAGTGGGTTTGGATTCTAATAGTTGTTCTAGATTATATCCTGTAGACAACACTGTTAATAAAAAGTCGTCCATGTTCCCAATGGATTCTTTAATAAATTTTTCTGTTTCTCTTCTTTGTTCACCAGTAAAATTTCGTAATGACCCGTCTGGTAATTTTTGTAAAAAATTAAGTTCTGTTTTTACAGTCCAATCCCCCTTTTTAGTTTGTTTTCTAATTATTTTTCTAGCTATAATAAAGTCGTCACCATCGATGGTTATTTCACCTTGAACAGATACCTCATTAACATTTCTAAACTTATTAAATATTTGTTCTGCTTTTGTACTTTTAGTGGTTGTATTAAAAAATAGGAATAAAATGAGGTCTACCGCTAGTACGGTTTTACCACCAAAATTTGGTGGGTCAGAATCGATGACTGTTATTTTTCCATCATCATTAAATCTTATAACATTATTATCTCCAAATGATAAAAAGTTAGAAAAAGTTATTTTTCTTAAAAATATTTTTCGGTATCTACCTCTTTCACCCTTTAACGCTAATTTTTCATTAATTTTATTATCTAGACTGAAAACTCTTTCCACGTCAACATCAATTTCGTTAACATCTATAAATTGTTTAATAAGTTCTTTTTGATTTTTGGTGTCTAAAATATTGTCTTCAAGATTAATGTGGAGTACGTCTCCACTTCTTTCCTGTGTTTTAGTGACTAACACCACATTTCTAGACTTATATTTCTTTTGGAAATATTGTTTTACTCTTTTAATTCTTTCTTGGGTAAAACTTTCTGGGTCATCTTCCCAGGTAACTTTTATATAAGGGTTTTCTAAGTCTGTAATATTCATATTAAAAATATCACTAATTTATACTATAAAATCAAGATGGTTTAAGATTGTGGTACATTTTTTTCGTACCACTCTACAAAGGCGTTTAATGCCCATACCGAACCGCTAGCTAACATTCCATCAAAAAATATATTTGTATAAGGTATTTGTATTAATAATTCTGTGGGTGAAAAAAATGCGAGGGAAAAGAAGAATCCAACCCAAGTTGATGTACACATCATACATGACAATAGGTCACCAAAAAATTTTGATTTTTTAGTAATCCATGCGCGTGGTTTATCAAAAATACTCCCAAATACTATTATCTGAGACATTCCGTAAGCTGCTAAAATCCAAATTAATAATTCCATATCTATTCTATATAAGTGTCATTTAAATTAGAAGTCGTCATAAACTTTGCTCTTCGATTAACTGTAACCTTTTTGAAGTGCTCTAGTACGTCTTCCATTTCTTCTATTTTATTTGACTGTTGTTTTATTGTCAAGTTTTTTTGTGTTAATTCTTTTTTTAAAGTTTCTAGTTCTTCTATGAGGTGAGTGTCTTTAACTTCTTTTGTTATAATTTTTTCTACTATTACTTCTTTTTCTACAGGTATTTCTTTTATAACCTCCTTTACTATTTCTTTTTCTACTGGTACTTCTTGAATTTGTGATTTAGGTAAAAATGGTGCTACGCCATATTTGTCTAGTGTTAGACCATCTTTAACACATTTAGAGGCAAATTCACTTTCATTATCAATTTCATTTAATAAACAATATTGTTCTATGTTTTTTTGTAAATCTCTTGGTAATATTTTATCTATTGATGAGTCTTTCAGTTTCATTTTCTATGTCTTCTATGTCTGTTATTTTAAAATTTAAATATGGTTGTGGGTTATCTAATTCATAAGTATTATACTCATTTTTTGTTAAATTATAAACCCCATATCCATGGTTACTTATATTCTCTCCGAAATTTTGACAAATTGTTGACCCTATCATATAAGCTTTTCTATTATCACCTATGTCTATAATTTGTCTTTTATGAATATCTCCCGCTAGAACTAAATCACAACCTTCAAAAGTTTTTTCATCTGCTCCCTCCTCAAAAGTAAATCCAACATCAGTACTTAATCCTTTAATAACACCATGATATAACCCTATATTTGTTTTACCTGGTATTTTTTTTATTTCTGGTCTTTCATTTTCATCCATTAATGAATAAATGCACCAATTAATATTTTCATCTATATGAGTGTTTTTTTTACTATAGTAAATTATATTTTCATTATTAATATTCTCAATAATAGGTGTAAGAGCGTCTAACCTATCCAAATTATTTTCTAAAAAATCATGATTACCTATTAGGTAAATACATTTACATATTTTTGCTGTTTCTACTAACCACCAACTTAACAATCTAATCAATTCTGGTGTCATCTGGTTTTTTGAATGTACTAGGTCTCCTGTAAAAACAATTCTATCTGGATTGATTTTTTTCCATTCTTTTAAAGCGTTTTCTAGTATCCCTTTATCTCTTTGGTGATTCTTATATAATTTAAGATGGAGGTCTGAATAATGTACAATTGTGTCTATCATGTCATAAGTATAATAAAATTGTTTAATCTTTCAAATATTTATTACTATGAAGATTATTTTAAATAAAAAACAAACCGCTATTTTGTCCAAACTATTTGAACAAACTCCAGATGAAGAAGAAAATGTTGTAAGTGATTCTTTAATCGTTAACTACAGAAATAAAGGTGGTAATGACTGGAGAATTTTTTTTAATGATATTACTAATGTAACACAGGAAGAAATAAAAAATAGTGAACATGTTACTTTTAGGGGTGAAGGTGAAGATGATATAACTGTAAAAACTAACCAATTGTCTTTTAACTTTTGGCCTAATCTCAGTGTTTCCAAGAAAAATATCATATCCATACCAACCTCTGAAGATTCCGAGACAAATGTTATGATTAATAATCAACTTTTATATAATAATAATTTTTTATATACTCAGGTTGAATCTGGTGGTCCTTTTAGAAAAACAGTAAAGCAAGCTATAAAAGATGTATGGAGTAATACTAATAACTGGGGTATGGGAGATGTACCAGAAGGTAGTAGTAGAAATCCTGGAGTAATTAATTTTGAACTTGCTTGTGGTACTACTGATTGGTCTATCCTTAACTATTTTGAAGGTAACACTCGGGTACTAAGACAACTTTTAATTATCTATAGTAAAGAAATTAGTACTGAGTGGAATAGAGATTCTTTTTTAGAGTGGATTATAAAAAATAAAAAAAGGTTATTCGGTCCTGGAGAAATAGTTAAAATATTGTCTAACGAAAATAGGGAAACTCAGTGTATAGGTGAAAGAAGAGAGCGTATGGGGGAAGAGTGGTTGAGTAGTTGGTATAGAGATAACGGATTTAATGAAATTAAAATAGAATCTGGGTGTCCTGGAGATACTTTGGATAGAAGTTGTGGTCAAGATATGAGAGTGTTTAGGGGTGATGGTAGTGTGGATTACTATCAAATTAAACCACTAAAAAAAGGTGTATACAAAACGGAAAGATTTCCTTATGAAGTAGAGTCTGCCGCACTCCCAAGAGGAGGTTATCCTATAAATGTTAATTATTTATTTGTAAGTAGTCCTAATTCTTCTAATCCTAAATTTATAGTTTTTAAAAATGAAGGACAAAAACACATGAAAGGAATAAATTATGGTAAGATAGGTTTTAATGAACCTCCCGTCACATCACCTAACCAACTAAATCCGTCTACAATGAACGAAAATAAATTAAATATAAAAATTACATCTAAACAATCTAAGTTATTAGCGGAACATCAAAATGACGAAAAAAAGTTAATACAAAAAGAAAGGAGAATAAGAACAATGTTAAAAGATATGGTGGGTAGAGCTCCTTGGTTAGTAGATGAAGGTTATGAATTGGAGTTCTTTGAACCTACTCAATCGAGTGCTGCTATGCTACTTCACCATGATAAAACAAAATACCAATGGAACAGAGAAGTAATGGAGGAAATTATAGAACCAGTATATAGACTGTACGGGTTTGAGGAGGATGAAAAAGACTTCATATTTACTTTATTTATAGAAAATATGGCTAACGACCCAGACCATGTTTTTAGTGAATTAATTATCCCTTCACCTTTTCCTTTTAAAACAGGAAGGTATAGCAATACTGGTGGTACCAGTAGAATGGGTGAATTAGATGGTTACCATAGAGACGATATAGAAAAAGTATTTGGGCCACCCGTCTATGATGAACCTAGTCCAGATGGAAAAGTACAAATGGAATGGGTTATAGAGTTTCCTGATGGTACTGTAGCTACGATATATGATTATAAACAATATGATGTAGCGACCGAAGATATTGATTACTGGAGTATTGGTGGACACAAACCCTTAGCTGCTTACTATGTTAAAAAAGCAATGGGGATTATTTAACTCTTTTCCTTACCCAAATTTTTACTTATATTTAACCTATGGAAATTACAAGAGAACTAGCAAAATTTAATCACATAAAATTTCATGATAAAGAACATAAGTATTACCTCAATGGTAAACAAATGAGTTCTGTAACTAAACTTATAGGTAAATTTAAACAACCTTTTGATAGTGATTACTGGTCTGAAAAAAAAGCTAATGAAAGAGGTATTCTAAAAGAAGAAATTCTTAAAGAGTGGAAATATAAAGCAGACTTTGCCACACAAAAGGGTTCAGCGGTCCATGCTTTTGCAGAGAATTATCTTTTTAATAAGGTATTTCCATTTCCTGAACAGGAAATGATGGAAGTGTTAGGTAGTGTTGAGAATATGTTAGAATGTAAGGAAGCTGTAAAAACAATTATTAAACTATTTAAAAAGTTTTATAACGACTCGTATGGAAAGCTAATTCCAATTAGAGCTGAATTGGTTGTTGGGGATGAAGATTTGGGTTTATGTGGTATGGTAGACCAATTGTTTTGGAATGAAAAAAGTGGTAAGTTAGAAATTTGGGATTGGAAAACAAATAAAGCTATCAAAGAAAATAACCGATGGCAACAATTTAAATCTCCAATATCTCATTTAGATGTGTGTGAACTCAACACCTATTCTTTACAATTATCACTTTATAAACATATCATAGAAAAAAATACTTCTCTAGAGTTAGGTGATTCTTATATCGTTTGGTTAAATGAAAAAAATACAGAGTACAAGGTTTTTAAATGTCACGATTTTCAAAAAGAAGTTGTTGATGTTTTAAAGGAGAGTAATGGGGTCTAGTTCCTGAATTCCACCCAATTCAGCTACATCTTTATTTTGAGGCATTTTAATTAATCTAATCCTATGGTTTAGTTTACCCCCATCTAATTTTCTATAAAGTTTTTCTGCGTCCTTTAAAGCATCACCATCTAAACAAATTATAATATTTCCTTCACAGTTATCATATAATTTTCCCCATAGTTTATCTGAAACAGTTTTGCCTAGTATAGGGATTGAGTTTTCTATAAAAAACATATCGAATACCCCCTCAACCAAATAAACATCTTTAGACCAATCTATTTTTGATTCATTAAATATTATTTCGTCTTTAGGAAATTCTGGATTTTTATACTTATTTCTGTGATTTATATAGGAGCGTGCTACAAAATAATTAACCTTTCCTTCATCATCAAAAGAAGGAATAATTATTCTTCCTCTATATAAGCCTTCAGTAGTATATCCTAGAGAATATTTGGATATAACATTATCATTGATTTTTCTTTTTTTAAGATAATTTATAGCTTCACGATATGGAATTGTTAGTTTGTTTGCTTTTTCAAATGAAATATACTCATAAGGTAGTTCAATTTTAGAGTATTTTTTAGTTTTAGATTTAAATTCTTCTGGAGAAACCGCGTCCCACATTTTTCTATGAGAAGGTTTTGCCCATTTGTAAAATATTTTATTGATGTGTCCGTGAGTAGAATGTGTTTCTGAACAAGCCCAACATTTAAATACACCTTTATGATAATTTATTTCTAAATTTCCCTTACCGTCTCCCTCATCTAAACCCTTTATTTCGTGAGAACAAGTAGGACAATCAAATGATATTTGTCCTTTATTTGGGTAATGTGCTTTGGGTCTACCGAGAAAATCTTCCAATAATCCCACTAATAATTGTGTGTCGTTATTCATAATAATAAAATATAACGAAATGTGGGGGTTAAATCAATTACCAGATTTTGTTTTGTTTCATGTGACCTAATACACAGGTATATGCGTCACACATATCGTAATTTTCTTTTTTAAGTGTGTTGTTACGTGTATAGTTCCAGGTTAAGTGTGGTTCTAGGTCTGATACTTGTTGCCAGATAATATGTTTTTTATCACAACCTTTAGCGTAACCACCAAACAAAACTTTTCTTCCTTGTTTATTTTCCTTATATAGATTTGGGAAAGCAAATTTTCTAGCATTATATGTAGAGATTAAATCAGGTACAATCCCTAATTGTTCGTATATAATCTTCATAATAAACGAATTATATCTAAGTAAGGTACCTACAGTATATATGTTGTTAGAGTTAAGTAGTGGTTCTTCTATAATAACTTTATTAATACTAATATTATTATAGTCCTGCATTTTTTCTTTAAATGCGTTAGCTTTTACTAGTAAAGCTTCGATTTTATTTTCTGGTGTAGGTTTTAATTTAGGTGAAAAATGAGTCAGTTCCAATAAATCCCCTTTTACATAATCAAATAAAGCCCATCCTATTGTTTTAGTAGAGATGTCTAATCCTAGTACTTTTGGTGTATTTTTAATCATACTAAAAGATTAAAATTTAAATCTTAAAGTAAATGTTTTAGATTGATTAGCTTGTTTATCTACTGGTCTATCAGGTTTTGCCACACCTAGTAACCGTGGTGGAGTTCCTCCATCGTATATACCTACTTCCGTAATAAAAGCTGGTGAATTTAATGAAGAGTTTTGAGTACCTCCTGTTAAATTATATACTATTTGTCCATTAGGTAATGTGACTGAACCTCCTCCTGCACCACCTAATAGGTTAGGAGAAGCTGTTCTATTTTCTGTTAAATAAAATTCATCTACTCCAGCTATACAATTTACAGACAATAACCACTCTTTTTCAAAAGAATAATATTCCATGTAAGTGTCACCACTTGCTGTACCACAACTATTATTACTAGCAGCTGTACCATGACATCCCGCACCTGCGGCAGTTGCCCCAGTAAAGTATATTCCCGTAAATTCTGTGGAACCTGAAGAACTATCGTTTTTATATGGTATGGTACCATTTAATGTACCAGCTGACCAATTAAAAAAAGTATTAACTATATCAGATTGTGTTATTAATAAAAATCCTTTATCTAAATACGCTATCCCAACAGGCTCATCTTGGTATGGGTTAGGTGTTAATTTTCTAGTATATGTTGGGCCTGCATTTGTTGAAACATTATAGTAATTTCCGTTACCATATAAGTAATTAGCTGGTGGTTGAGCTGGTCCACTATTAGTAGTCCATGTTGGGTATCCTGTAGCCCATGAAAGAGTACTATCGTCTTGTGGCCTATCTATTCTATCAGCGTAAAGAAAAGCAACATTAGTAGATGGTAGTGCTGGATTAGGTGATGAAGGTCCACTTGAGGTGTATTGTGGGTGACCAAAAAGTTCTCCATAACCACTGTTATCTGATGACCAATTTTCTGGTTTATAATAAGAACTGTATATGTCTAACTCCATGTAAGTTGTACCAGAAATAATAGGCATTTTTAATTTTATAGTTCTTCCGTCTACTAATTGTCCGTATTTGTTTTCTGGAATAGGAACCATAATAGCTGTGGATGCTGTAAGTCCACTAAGGTGTGTTCCTAACAGTTGAAAGTTATTTACATCGTGTGTAATCGTAGGTAACTTAAATGTCGGATAAAAATTAGAAAATACTCTTCCGTTATTAGGGTCTCTTTGTATTGCAAAGAATTGTAGTGAAGAGCCAGATATTCTTACGTAACCATTACCACTGAATGCTAATAAATTATTAGTTATCTGTTTATCATTATTTTGTAGTGGTTTTAATTTTGCCATAGTTTCTTTTTTATTCTAATAAATTATTAACATATTTGTGCCCATATTACTGGTGCCCCTAATACTATTCCTCCTCGTTGTCTTGAAAGAGTGTCTCTCGCTGGGAAAAATAGTACAGGAAAAAACTTTTTATCGTAATAGTCAGGGTCGTTAGATGAAATACCTTGTTGAGGTCCTTCACCAAAATTACTTGGAGTATTTTGAAAAAATACCCTAGGTGAACTTAAAGAGATACCATTGTCATAGTGTTGGGTATCTTTTGTTTCAGCTATAGTATATCCCTGAAAAGCGTGAGCTACATTAGGTTGTCCTCCAATACCAACTGCTGTCATACCAGCTTTTTGTCTAGGATTTCCATCGTCATAAGGTTTGCCTGGTCTATAAGCTAACTCATATCCTGAACTCGGTGCTTGACCGTAGCTATAACTTCCATCTAAATAATGATGGAAAGGTTTTTTCTTTTTAAAATGTTCAAATGCTCCTGTATTCATAATGTTTTAATATTTTTAAATTATGGGTAAATAGGTGTTCCTGTTACCTTTCTAAATATTTTACCTCCCGTACTACCAACGTTAGTTGATGTATCTGTTGGGTTTATCGTATATCCTGCTTTAGTTGCTCCATACTCACCATAAAATCTTGCACCGTCTTTATCCCACAGTCTATAGTGTTTAATATTACCTCCTGATGTATCCGAAGAAAACGCTACACTTTCTAGTGCTGCTCCCTTATTAAAAATAATTTTTAATCTACATTGTGCTGGAATATAATCAGCAGGGTAGTCTTTAGAGTATACGGTCATATTAATAGGTATGGTAATGTTAAAATCATCTACATAATCTGCTGATGCAGAAGAAGCTGCACTAAAACTATCATAAGTTGTTGGGAATGATTGTCCTCCATAGTCATTATAAATTGATATTAACTGGTGGTCACTTGATTTCATACATCTAGTAAAGTAGTTGTAGTAAATTCCACCATTTTGTACTTGTTGTGCTGTATTACCTTCAGGGCTTGGAGAAAATTGAGAACCCCATGGTACTGTGTTCGCGTTTTTCAGACTAAAATATTCTAATGAGGAACCTAATAAAGCAAACGTATCTGTTGGGTGGGTACTCCATGTAATTTGATTAACTTCACCACCAATGGTACTAAAAACTTTATTTCCTGGATTTATCATTGTACCACCTATCCTATCATAGTTGGAGTTTCTACTACTTTTTATAGGGTAATAATAACCATCTGTTTCTGGTTGTCTTGTTAAATAATATACTAATGTAGGTACTACAGTTGTTATTGGACCCATAAAATCATTATTTCCGGTATTCCAGTTTAATACATCATATGTATTCTGGTCTCCATCCATAAAGGTTGGATTTCCGTATTGTCCGTCAGTAAGACCCGCTTCAAAAATTACAGGTGATACAAATCCCCAACATGTAATAGAGTTAGATTGAATTAGATTGGTATATGCATCTTGTTGTGAATATCCTCCTGGAATAGATTGTGAACTACCTACCCCAAAAATAGGGTAATAAGAAACATTATCAAAATCACTTTGCATATTACTAGTTATGTAACCAAACTCTGTTGCGAAAGCAAGACCAGCTCGTCCCGCTCCCTCAGCATAACTTTGTCCAAATTTTCGAGAACTAAAAGCTATTGTATATGGTCCTCTATTTTTAGCTAAAACTTCATGAGACTCTGTTTGTAGATGTGGAGGTGCAGACATGGAACAATCCTCGTTATATCTTACCAATCCAGTCATAAATGCAACCAAATTGTCATGATAAGATTGTGAATCACCCATAAGTGCTATATTACCATAAGTTAAAGTACCATTACCGTAATCATCTAAAGCTACTTCATCCCAAAAATCTAGATATTGACCTCTTCCCATATTACTTAGGGTTTGGAAAGCGTTAAAAACTTGTGTTTCGTTAAGACCTCCACTAGCCTGAAAAGACGCTAAAAACGCGTTTGTAAAATCTGATATTACATGAGTGGCTGGTGGTGACTGATAAAGTAAAACATGGTCTTCAGCATATAGATTAGCTATTAATTTACATAAAGCAAAATAATCATGTAGATATATCTCAACCTCTACATCATTATAGTAATTCATAATACCAGTATCGTGGTCATTAATACCTATCAACACACGTTTATCTATCGTAGGTGGCTCATCACTAGGTTCATGCCATACAAAAGAAGACTGTTTATACCCATCATTAATAGAGCCTGGAGGACATGTTGAGTGTTTACCCGTCACATCTGGAATTATACCAGCTTGAGAGGGAGCGGGCAAAGTATGGTCTGTTTGTGGTTGTCGATAGTCTGTATCTATATCACATAAGCCAAATTTACTTATTTCTGAATATACATTTCCTGTTATAACTAATCCTCTCCCATAGTTAGTAAGGTGTATATCTAATTTTATATCTGTGGTACTAGTACCTGAACTTATAAATCCCATATTTTTGTCTTATTCTTCTTTACTATAATTATTATAATTTTCAGTTTTTATTTGTAAACCTTAATACCCGCCGGGTTGACCCCCAGGTGCTGTTGGGGTGGGTCCAGATGGTATAGTTGGAGTTTGAGGTCCTGTAGGGACGACTGGTGTTGGAGTTGTAGTCGTTGTAGTAGTGTTAGGTGGTCCTATTACAGCTGTTAAATCCCCACACACATTAGCGATTACACCTGGTGATGGTGCACCACAAGCTCCTATTACAGTATATTGAGCACTTATTACAGGCCAAAGACCTACATAATAATTATGCATCCCGTAAGCTGTTAAATTTTTATAAAAACAACACATACCATGTATTAATTCGTTACAATCAACACTACCATTTCCATCAAAGTCACTCATAACATTTGTAACACCAGCTTGTGGAAGTAATCCGTCATAAGTATATTGAGCTGGTTTAATTATATATTGTTCCGCCCATGCTAACGATAAATTATTCCAAGTAATCTGTGGGGTTGTGTTTGTGGGAATCTCTATCCATTCTTCTGGATAACAATCACAAGCAGCTGGGTAACCTAAAACATTAAATGCGTTAAATCCATTATCAAAACACCCACCTCCAGTACCTATTACTGGTTCACCTTTCCAATGTAATGTAGCGTCTGATGGTATATCATCAACAGTAGCTGGGTTTATAGTTCTAGGTCCTACAAATACAGCTTCATTACAAATGGTATCAGCTGAAGCTCTTCCTCTTATATCAGGATAATTACTATAGTAACAGGAACCACTTAAACGTTCGTTAGTTGGTGAGTTATATGTGTTTTGAGGACCACAAGCAGCAGTATCAGCAGAAAATCGACGATAATCTATGTCCATATCTTTTAAACCAAACTGTTTTATGGAACCAAATAAATTTTGCCCAAGACCCCCGGTTAAAAGAGCTTTACCATAATCTGTAAGGCTAAAATCTAGAGTGTAACTATCCCCACTATTAACAAAACCCATAGTATTTAGAAATCTAAACTTAAAGTGAAGGTTTGTGGCCCTGTTCTAATTTTTGGGTCTTTAAATTTAGCTATTGCCATTAAATCAGGGAATCCGTCACTATTATCAAACAGACCTATTTCTGTTATTCTAGTATCTATATCCATTCCTGGATTGGCATTTAAATATGATTGGTATGTTGGGTTTGTTGAAGTTTTAACATATTGAGTTGACGGTAAATTTACTTGGTATCTCATTTGATAAATGGTAGCCATAATATCACTTTGTAAATCTCCATAGTAAAAATACTCATCACCAAATTGTAATAAACTAGACTGTGTTGTAGCAGATGGTAATGCAACATAGTCTGTATAATTGTATGTACTTCCCGTATCTGCATTGGCCGCTGTTAAATAGAATTTTTGTGTAGTTTGAGTTATAGCTGAACCATGTAGTTGTGTATTTACCGCATGATTAGTTATTTGTTCTGTGACCTCTGTTTTGTTCCACAGATGTGGTTGTAATTCATTATCACCAGTTACTACTTGCCAAATTAAATGTAGTTTATCCGCATGCCATCCTGTACCACCACTTAGATTAGTTCCTACACCATCTTTAAGTGTTAATTCCTGATAGTATGGTCTTAAGTATGGAAATTCTGGTCCAAATTCTATTTCTAAATCTACAGGGTATTCTTCTGAGTCAACTGGTATGTAATAGTTACAATGCATACTAGTACTCAAACCACTTGCACTTGTGAATAAGTATGAAAGATATAATGTTTGGTTGGGTAAGGTAAATACACCATTAGTAGATGCAGAACCTATACAATTACTACCCGCTTGAATTTTTGTTACTCTAGGTGCTGGTAGTGTCCAGTTTCTATTTGATTTATATGACATGGCTGCAATTAATTCTTCATCGTGAATTACTACCATTTTTAAATCTGGGAATACTTTTCCAACAACATTAGGTCCAACTAACGTACTTCCTGATGGGTCCACACTAGGTGATTGATTATCGTCATAAAGGAAATAATACCTTAATCCATCATCATTCATATTACTATTAGGTGTAGATTGCATAACATATGGTTGACCTGGGAATACACTATATCCAGGAGGGTCTACATAAAAGCATTGACCATACATATTTTCATTACCTCTTCCTGTTCCTCCAGCGTATTTTTTATGCCACATTAATGTAGGCATTACTAGTTTAAAGTTTCTAGCGTCACCGATTTCACTACCTGTTCCTTTTTTCATGGCTAATTTTTCACCATAAAAATTAGATATGGTTTCATTAGTATAATGTAGTATTGAAATACATTTTTGGTCATCTGGTAATACGGCTCTAATACGTTTAAAAGAATCCGTATAAAAAGAAGAACTAGAGGTACCATTATAGTAATCTACTCCTAAAGCACTTCCTGTATCAGTTTGTCCATCATTACTATTATAACCTAGATATTCTTTTGTTCCACAATATCCTGATGAACCATAAAAGTTTACTGATTCATATGGACCTGTCAAACTATTAACACCAGCAACTTGGGCAGTCCAATTAATATTCATATTCCAAATATTAACATCTGCCACTGAAACATCACAATTATTATCAAAAGATAATGAACCTTCTGACCAATATGGTATCGGTGTATCCATTCCATAGTACTCTAACATAGGTGTACACCCTGTAAAACTAGGGAAAATTTTAACTTGTAAAGAAGTTCCTGTAAAAGCTGTATATACTGTATCTTGTGCGGCGTTAACCTGATTTCCTTGAACACCCATTGTAAATGCCGTCATATTCGGTAAATCTCTATCAACTGTTAATATTAACTCAGTACTTGTTTGTCCTGTATTTAGATTACCTCCTTGAACTTCATAGAATAGTGTAGCCGCTGGTAATATACAAGGTATTTCACTACAATTTGTGCAGCTGCCACGCTCAGGCGTGGAGTCGACAAATTGGGCGGTGCAGCCACTAGTAAAGTTATAGTAAATAGCGACCAGGTCACCTACTTTAGGTGAATAGTCTACACCGTGTACTTTTTCTTCATTACAAGTTACTCCTGATTGGATGATAAGTTGTGTACCACCAGTTAAACCAGTATATGGTGCTGTCCAGTTAGAATTTAAAGTATAACCTGTTCCTGTAAACGCTGAATAACTACAACTACATGTATCAGCACTAGTATTGCCAGTAAAAAATCCTCTAGGTCTAGCTCTATTAAATATTTCTTCAAGTGTGTGGTCGGCAGTAACTGGTCCAAAAGAGTCTATTTCATCACCATTTCCATCCTCCTTTCTACCCCTTGGTATTGGGTATTTTACATGAGCTTTATTTTTTTCGGGAATAGGGTTTAAGTTCTGTGCATTATTCATAGGACTTATAATACTTATGTTACTCCCACCAGGGTCATTTGGTAGTGTTGTGTAACAGTCGTAACAAAATTCACTGTCGCCTAACTGAAATAATTCTATGTTTAATCTCCCTTCGGATAATTTTTTTCTTCCAGCGTCCGTCAATTTTACCCCAACAACTCCTTGAGACCCTGTGCATTTTAATAAATAGCTCATACTTTTATCATTTTACTTAATAAATATTATTTTATTGTTTTTTATCTCTTTCATTTTTTTATTAATATCCTCCTGTGCCCGCTCCACTCGTTCTTAAATCATCTGGAGTGTTTAAAATAGCTTGTGTCAACTCAAATGACACTGGTAAAGATGTTGCCATTGTTACAATTTCTTTACCACTTGCAGTAGGATAATACCTTTTTGTTATAGCTTTATATGTATACTTTCCTGTTGTGGAAAGATATAACTTAAATTTACTTACCATATCTGTACCAAAATCTTCAGGACTGTACGTTTTGGTGTGACTTTGTACCGTTGTCCCACTTTCATTATAGGTTACTAATTCTAAGGTTTCTTTAAAATATGGTGTAGGACTAAATTTAACACTTACTGTAGGATTTTTAGTAATAATTTTACCTAATAAACTATAGGGTGTTAAATAATAAAGTGATATAATATCGGTAGATATTAAACCGTCGGAAACCGCGGGTTTAATAATCTGAATTGTATTTATATTGGTTTTTCTATAACCTCTATTTTCCATCAAAACTGTACCATTAATAGCTAATGCTACACTTCCTATTGCATCATACTCTAAATTAACATAATAACTTCCTCCTTCCTTATATATAGTTTTAGTTGTATCGTTATCAATAGTTCCAGCACTGAATGATTGGTAATGCCATCCTGAATTAGTTGAGGAAGGATATATGAGTTGTACATTGTCACCATTTCTAACACTTCTAGGTCTAAAATTTAATCTAAATAGGTCGATATAATAGTCTCCCCCAGTAAATCCACTATTAACTGCAGCTTTCATTACTATACCATTTACTGTGACAATAGGTTTAGTTCCACTATTAAAACTAACACTAATTGCTGAATATGAGAATCCTGAACCTCCTCCTGAAAAAGTGGGTACATGACCTACCGTATATTGGTCGGTAACTAAAACAGTTTTTCCCATAGACGGATAATTAATATTTTCCGCACCTAAATTTGGTGTATTTGGTTTTTGTATTATAGAAAAATACGAATCTTTTCCTTCTTCGTATGTTGGAATTTGTGAGTTATCATATGTATCAATCCATACTGGGTTAGTCGTAGTTTTGTCCTTATATAATAAACTTGGTTTAACCAGGTATTCCCAAGAGGTAGATGTTGGTAAAGCTGAGAATGGTACATAAGCTGTTCCTGATAAACTTATTCCTGTCCTACCTGAACTTTCTTGAAGTGTATCAAAAATATAGTTGAAGTCTGGTTGTACATTGTAACTTTTATTAAAATAGTTGTATGAAAATACCCCTAATTTAAAATATGCTTGACCTTCTATTAAATCTGTAGTATTACCACTTAAATTCACACCAATCACTCGTCCTGTATCCTTATCCTTATCATAAATTTCATTATTATCTAAAGTTGTGGATATTGGTGAGAATCCAGAAAGTGAAACATCTGGCATTACTAAATCTTGTATTGTTAATTGGGGTTTAGGTTTTATTTTAGGAACTGTTCTTTCACAATCTATAAAGTAATCACATGATTTATTACTTTCTATATTAGCGGTAGATGTGTCTGTTAAAGTTATATATTCTCCAGTAGCAAGTGGTGGTTCCGTCACATTAACAATACTATTTGATGGTGTACCAGTAAATCCTGCACCGTACCAATAACTCACACCACTTAGTGCGTTAGATGAATG